ATGATAAGCAACAGTCAAAAAACGCGGTAAAAGGCTAAGCTGATAAAAGCCTGTAGTAGATAATGACAATTATTTAACAAAGACTAAAAACTAGGTATGACATGGGTTTAAAGGGCTTGAGGTAATGTGTGGTTATGTCTAAATACAATGATTGGCGCGCCCACCAGATTCCAAACTGATAATATAAATTATTGTTTTGTATAGATATTTTACGCATAAAAAAAGACGATACCGTCACCGATACCGTCATTCGTTAAAGTGGGTTATTCTTTTGGGTCGGTTCGAATCCCATTTGTTGGGTCCACAATAGCATCAATTTTGGTTTTTAGCCACTTGTTAGGTCGGCCCTTAATATCCGGCTCAGGTAGAAAACCTGATTTTCTACGTTGGGCCAGCGTGTCATCTGATCGCCATTGGAATATTTCTTTAAGGTCTTGAGTGGTGTAGTAGATTCCGGTCATTTTGTCACCTCGCTTAACTTCAGTTGCAACGCTTTTGTCATCGTCTCTATATCTTCAGCGCTAAACTCTTGCAGTGTATATAAAACCCATAACGCCATTTTCTCGTTAGCCATCAGTCACTCTCCAACCAGTCTTCGTGAAATTCAATAGCCGCTCGCTCTTTGTCCCATAATCGTTGCTGCTCTACAAACAACGCTCTAGCAAACTCATAAACATAAGGGTTTAAATCCATTTCACCGTTTGGCTGCTCTTTGAGCTTAAAGCCGTTTGCCAGTGCGATTTCTTTAATTTGGTCATTAGTCATCTGTCACCTCGCTTATCTGTAATTGCATGTGCATTGCTTCATAGAGTGCTTTTGTCTCTATCGGCTGCCAATAGTAAACATCGGTTAAAAAGTCACCGCCATTCTTTACATCGCTAAATCCAATCATTCCATCGTCATCAAAATAATCAGCATTGAAATATAATGAGTATTCAATATTAGCGCCTTCATCTTCATTGTATCGATAGACGATAACTTCTTGTTGATGAGTCGGCAGCTTGTCTTTAACGCTTATCCAGCCGTCTAAATCTCTCACATCACTCTCCTTGTTAAACATAAGCACCAAAAGATATTTTCACCGACGCAACAAGAGTCAGATCAGTCTTACAGTGCTCGCAGTTGTAATGCAGCTCATCTTCGTCACGAAAAACATCGCCATACTCAGCGCCTTGCACATCGTTTTGCAGCAGGTTTTCGCAGTTAGGGCATTCGATATTAGGTTTCATCTGTCACTCTCCTTTGCTTAAAAACGGCGTCAAATCAGGCTCACTATAACTCTCAGGCTTTATAATCTTGCCGTTCTCGTCAAAGGTAAACTTGCCCTTTACCATCTTGCTATTATTCGAGCGTATGACCTCTTTTAATGCGCCCTCAATATCAAAGCCCATCATATAAGCCACACCAGTAGCGGTTACGATTTGGTCGCAAAGGCTGTCTAGTAGCTCCAATTCGTCAACGCAACTCAGGTTTAATTGAGCAGCAACATCGCTCTTTATTCCCTTGTAGTGTTCTGCGCTGTCCGCATTGTGCTCGCCATTATTGGATAAAGCGGCATCCATCTCATCAATCTCTTCATAATGGCAGCCAATTTGAGTGCAAATGTCTCTGTCAGTCGGCTCAGGCTTCGCAGCTTTAAACCAGTTTGCAATATCAGTTATAGAGTCAGGCTTGATATACGGCTGCATACTCCGCTGATAATGCGCCCATGCTTCATCTTGAGCATCTTTTGCACTTGTAAAGCCAGTCATAATTTCAGACTTTTTATAAGAGTCGGTCAGGCGTGTTTTTTTAATCTCAAACTTGCCTCGCTTTGGCTCTGTTATTTCATACTCGTGTAATGCGCTGTATGCTGTTAGGTGTAGCTCAGCAAGTGGGTTTAGGTCTTTTTGCGTCCACTTTAGCGGCTTTAACGGTAAATTATTCATCGTTTTCTCCGTATTTATTATGATAGTTTTGTGCCCATTGCTTAGCAGCTTCTACGCTGTCAAAATCGCTTGATACAAAAGCAGGGTTGTCACCAATTTTGCTATATATCACGCGGCTGTTATTGCCGATTGTCTCGACACGGTACGTATGCGACCGAGTGTTTGCGACATCGTTTGTCGTCCATTCTAAGTTTTTAGTCATAGTTGACGTCCTTTTAAAATAGGGTGGCTCGTATCGTGAGCCAGTCGGCTTTGCCTCGACTGCGCTTTCAACGCACATGCTAAGCACGTAAGGAATTGTCAGTCTCTGCTGCTAGTAGTTAATCGCCACCATCTAGCTATGCGCGTCTCATATTAGCCCCTGAGCTGGGTATAACTGGTTGTTTTAAGTTGGTACGTGTATTCGTTCGCATAGTAGTGGTCACTTGCTTCTACTATCTCAGCGTCCATTAACTGCTTGATATGTCTTTGTATCGTCCGTTTGTGCATCTTGGTTCTTTCGTGCAGCTGTCTAACGGATAACGGCTTAGCACAGTCAATGAACGCCTTTGTGGTAGTTAGAACTGTGGATTTTGTCATGGCTTAGACCTCAGCTAGATATCTCTTTAAGTAATTCGTTGTAGTAGTCCCGCGACATTTCGACACGTTCCTTTGCTTGCTCAATTAGCGACTCGTCGTACTCAATCTTGACCGACCTAATGCGCTTTTGTAGCGGTATTCGATTGACCAGATCAACGTGCTCATACTCGTCATCGTTATAGCCAAGCAAGCTATGAGGGGTGGGTAGCAGAACAAAGTCCACGTAATGCACCTTTTTACCCCATAGCTCCATATAGACCTGACCTTGCCAATCGTAACCCCCGTCTTTAACTTTTTGCACAGCGTCGTCATGTGTCCATGGGAAGCTATCAATCGACCATGAGCACTTGGTGTCTCTTATGCTATCGTCAGTCAGCAAGTCACATTCACCGCTAAACCAATCGTTACTTTTGCGCTCAGTGTTCTTAGTGAGCTTGACAGCTTTTAGCAGACTGATAGCTTTGATTGCGTCATCTTCGAGCATCAAACCCTTGTTAATCATCTTTGCGTCAATCTCGCGACGATAATCAAACACATCAAGCAAAACAGCATTGAGTACCACTTTTTTTGATGTTTTACCGAGCGTGGTCTTGTTCTGTAAGCGCGTCATCAATCCACCTAACGCGCTTGCTCTGCATTTGAAAGTCATGATGCCGCTAACTCCTGTCTTTGTTGGTCGCTAATGATGTAACCAGCTTGACCGCTTAACACTTGCGCCTTGTCAAGATTGCCGTTTTGCACCGATGTTTTTACATCATTGAACAACTCAGGATTATTACTAATATCCATTTCAATAGCGGCCTGCTGTGGTTGATTGTCGGCATACTCATAAGACGGCTGACCATTCACATCACGTATGATTGCTTGGTCTGCTTGTACCGCATCAGCCAGTGTAGGCACGATAGATAGTGGCGCTTGCTTGCTCAGTAGTAGCTTTAATACTGTTTTTTGAGCCATAGCCTCAAAGTTATCCTTCCAAACGCCATAGCCTTTTTTGAATGACTGGCTATACTGTCCGGCATGAGCCGCCATTTCTTTATTGGTCATCGCTAAATGAGCCTCAAAGCCGTTTAGTAATTGAAAGTAGGCGATATAACCCGTGACTTCTCCCTTTGGTTCTTTAGGTAAAAATGCAGTTAGTCGCTCATAAACTGATTGCTCAGTGTCACCTGAATACGTTTTACAGGCATTGATGCGCTTAAACTGACCGCTACGCTGTGCGAGCTGCACAAAGCCCTTGTAACCCATTTGAAAGCTAGCTTGACCTTTAAACGGTACGATATAAGCAAAGCCTAGATTGTCATTGATCGGCAAGTTAAGAGTGGCAGCCGTGACCACCGCGCCAAAAATACTTTCAGGTGATGCGTTTTGCAGCGCCTTGTTGCCGTTGACCACTTGCAAGGCGCTTGTTAAAAATACGTCTTTGCGTTCGCCAAGTAATTCTTCTAACTTGCGCTGTACGCCTTGACCATTCATATATGCTTTAATTGCTACTGCGTTACTCATAATCTTATCCTTTTATCCGTTTTAGCGACTCATTTGCCGCTTTGATTGTTTTGTATTGCTCTGACTCGTAGTAGCTGTCGGTGGCTAGTGCCTGATGCGTAACAAACGCACCAAGACCAGCCCAAACCGCGATAAAAATGATTTGTTTCATGGCAGCACCTCACTAACTTCGGTTAATAAAGACTCTTTGCCGCCTGCATAAGCCAGGGCACTTTCCTTGTCCTCAAACACTGGTATAGCGCCAACCATTCCATCAGCCCAATTCAGCTCCATTGGTCTCTCAAGACCCATAACATCAATTGTTATATCGGTTTTCAGTGTGTTTACTGCGTACATGCTCATGCGCCTTCTCCTTCGACTTCAAAAACCGATACAAGGTCGAGCTGTCTTTTGTAGTGATTGGTCAGCACACTACGCGCTTGCATCTTAGTGTCAGCCTCTACGCGCTCAACCATCGTCACGCCTTCGATAACGTGTGTAATTTCAAATGTTTTCATGTCATGCTCCTTATGCTGCGTAGTGGTCGTATGCTGGTTTTTTGGTGGGCTGGATATACTCACAGATCACTTCTTTGATTAACTCAATGATGATGGGCTTATCTGCCTCTGTTATCTCCGTGCTATCTAGCGCAAGATCATCATCTGTCTCAGGGTCGTAAGCCCGCGTGATTTGCAAGTTGCTCACGCTGTCAACCTCAATCCAACTGTCACCTTCAATCGCTACGTGACCGCCCCATATCTCGCCGCGCTCACCGTTCTCACTCCATTCGCAATCAAAACTAATCTCTAGCCCGATGCCGTCTTTGATGACGTAGATATAGTCGTCATCGCTATCTGCTTGCGTGTCTATCGTTATATGTGCCATAATCTTTTTGCTCCTTTGTGAGTAAAGCCGCTGCCAGTCGAAAGGATTAGCGGCTTTTTTGTGTCTGTTATTTAGCAATAATTGAAATATAAAATTCAGCTATCGCTTTCATCTGCTTTTTATTTAAGCTGAACATCGCATAGTTAAGCGGCAGGTCGTCAGCTTCGTATGACTTTTCAGCTATTGATACTGAAACGCCAAAAGGTCTTTCTTCTAAGGACATCTCTGAAACGGTGTCGTCAAACCTGTTCTTGATCGTTATCTTTTTACTCATACCCTTATCTCCTTAGTTAGTACGCAATAGCCGTCGATTAAAACGGCTATGACTTACTAGCTTGTAATCTCTACGTTTTTAAATAGTGTCTTGCTATCGCTGCGTCGTCCGCGTTTTGCCTTGCGATGTGGTTATAATAGCAATACTATTAATAATAGTCAATAGCTCAACTATTAATTAGCAAAAATAAATAGCTAAACTACTATTATTTATTTTAGACAATAAAAAACCGCCTCGTAAGGCGGCTTAGTTATTGGGCTTTGCTACACAAGCAGCTTGCTGTACTCCACAGCTACACCGCAAATCTCAAAAGGCGCAAACCTGCTATCTATAATAGGGTAGTCCTCGTTTGATGGCACAAGCTCGCTATACTCCCTCCCTGTCTGCTCATCAAAACCTCTTGGCCGCCATTTTTTAAACGTGGTTGCATTCTCGCCTTTTTTAAGCGCTATTACAAAGTCACCCGCTTTTGGCTGCCTGCTTGGGCTGATTAAAACCATGTCCTTTGGGTAAAAATCCTTAATCATACTATCGCCCTCTATCACGACCCAGAAACAATCATCACCGTGTAGCTCTGCGTTATAGGGCACTCCTTCTTCAACAATCGCATCATCAAAATAATCACAAAACGAACCGGCTTGTACATAATTTAGTATCGGCGCTTTTTTAAACTTGGATTTTCCTTGCACCGTAAAGTTATCGCCACTCATTTGTTTGGCTAAAGACGGTGAGAAGTCCGACACTGGTACTTGTAGTGACTCAGCCAGTTTTATTGCGGACTCCAAGCTCAAAGCTGTACGACCATTTAAGAAGTGACCTACTGCGCCTTGTGTCCATCCGCAATCTGCTGCAATAGTTTCTTGGCTTATCTTCTTGCCTTTGTTGCGCGCCTCAATCTTTTTAGCCTCATAGATCGCCTTTAGTCTAGCAGCATCTTTTAGCTGCGCCTCTGTCAATCCAACCTTGCTCATAACGACTCCTTATTAATTTTTGCGTATTTTGTAATAGCTTTGCTATTAATACAAATACCGTGGCTATTGATTTAATATAATAGTGGTGCTATTATTAATACCTAAGATACTTATGGGGCAAACTTATGGACATCCTAACGCTAGAAAAAGCAGTAAGAATGTATAAGCAAGACCCACTTGCTGACCTTTTAGGGGTAACGCAGGGCGCTGTCCAGCAAGCAAGTGGCAAAAATCGAAACATATTCATTGTGCAGGACGATGACGGCTACACAGCCTTTGAAATCAAACCTGCATTTAGAACCAATCCAAATATTAACGATATTAGCCAGCTCATCAGTAGCGGACTACAACCAGAGGAAGCATAACCATGTCCACAAATCAATTATCACCTGAGCGGCTTGCATGGTCACGCAATATGCAATCTCAAATCCTGCAAGCGATTGATGCCACAGGGCAACAAGTTGTAGCTAGCTGCATCGGTATTGACCCAACAGCTATTACAAAAATGAAGTCGGCACAGGGCACAGCAAAACACGGTGACATAGAGCGCCTTTGCCACATTCTTTCAGTAATTGGGTTGAAGGTTGTGCCAGCAGATATGAAGTGCTACGACGCATCGAAGATTGACATTCTATTTCGCTTGGCTAAAGACAACTTTCAGCGATTAGAGGAAGTTGACGACTTTTTCCACGACGACGCTAAGGCTCAAATCGCCGAAGGCACTTACCAACCAAGGGGGTAGTTATGAACACACAAGACGATCTAGCTTGGAAGCGTGAGTTTGAACACGTAGAAGAAAAGCAGAGATGCAAAGAGGTGGTCACATTTGCAGGCGGTAAAACCTACCAGTTATCAGAAACAGCTAAGACAACTACATGGGGCAAAGACAATGAAAAATGAACACGGCGCATATCTCGCATTAGCAATCGACGCTCAGGACGAGCAGGCCAAAATCAAGGAGAAAAACATGAACACCATCAAGGAAGAAAAGCAGCGCAAACGCAATGTCAACACTCAGTTTTGGCACAGCATTAAATCATTGGTTTTTGTCATCTCATGTGCCGCTATCGCCATTTACACACTAATCCATTTTGCATAGGAGCCAGCCATGTCAGACAGAGAAGTGCACTTTCCACCAATGAGCAGCTACCCAAAAAATAGCGATACAGCAATAGCCGTCGATGCAGTAGAAGCATGGCTCGACCAGTTTCCACACAAACGCGCCGAGAACAAACCAAACGGCGGCATCATTCGCAGCGTAGCGGACACCAGCGACTTGCGATTGCGCGAAATGTCACCGAGAGAGCGCAAGGTGGCACGCGCTAAAGCCCAGCGTGAGCATAAAGAAGCGCTGAAAAACCTAGCTAAAAAAGAGGCTCAGGACGCTAAGAAAATCGCCAAGCAGATAGCTATTTGGAAGCGAGAGCAGCGCACTAAATCAAAAGCCAGTGAGCAACCAAAGAAAGTTAAAAAGCATAATTACCCATCAACTAGAAAACGTGCCAAGCATAAAGCTGGTCGAGCACTTCCGCAGATTCAGATTGAATCAAATATCAGACGCGACGAGCTAGCCAAGCAATTAAAAGCAGGTCAGTTAATAGAGATGGCAGAAAGATCAGGTGGCACTGGCGCAGGTTGCTTGTATAGACAGCAAAAGTTTGACCTAAAGAAGTTAGCGCAAGCTGGTTTACAGACAGTAAGAATCGCGAGCGCGCTAAACAGGAAGTCTTATTTTGCTTTAAATCAATTTGAAGTCTATCAGTCAGACGTAAAGCTCAAGGGTAACTTTGATAGCAAGTCAAAGCGAGCAATGCAAGCAGCATTAGCAACTGGCCAGATGGTAGCAGCCGACCAATTCACCAACAGCACAAGATTGGTTGCAGCTTCAATGACACTCCTATCCAAGCTATTCAATCTTGATATTTACACGGTTTATGACAGCAAAACGATATTAGGCTGGATTTTGCTAGAGGATAAATCAAAAGAGGTCGCTTACAAAGAGTTTGAAGCTATCGCGGCAGGGGTTGATGCAACGGTCAAGCAGGTAGTTGCTGCGGGCAACAGGCAATAAAAAACGCCAATCAGGGCAAACTGATCAGCGTTCAACAACTAAGCAAGCATAGGAGCTTACAAGGAGTATTAAATCATGACCGATGACGAAAGGCAAGAGCTACTAATGAATGACTTTGTAAGAGTGCCAAACATTATATTGCAGATGCAACGAGTGCTAAAGAATGGCAATACCTACGCTTGCCTTCAATTCATCTGGTGCAAGACTGGCGGTTGGGGGCGAAATGAGGACACCATCGCTTACTCGCAATTTATCAATGATAAACGTTATGGAACTGGCTTAGGCGAAAAAACGATACGCAGAGCTGTAGAAAAACTAGCTGATTTAGGTGTGATCACTATGTCGCCAAGCTTCAATAATATGCACGAGTTTTCCGTAAACGTAGAACGAATAAGAGAGTTGGTAGGTGATGAAGCATGGTCAAAAAGACCACCCTTAGAAGATACGAGCATGGTCAATTTGACCGAAAGTCCGGTCATTTTGACCGAAAGGGTGGTCAATTTGTCCGACAAGCATGGTCAATCTGACCACCACACTAGAACTACTACACAAGAACCTTTACACAAGAATACTAATACTTGTGATAGTGAGCCAGATGATCAGGAAAAACCAAAGAAAACAGCAAAAAGCAAAAAGGTTGATCAAACAACTGATCAAGCAAAAGCACTAATTGATTATTGGAACGACAATCATGGAAAAGGAGACAAGGCGAATGTAAAACACTCAGTTTGGATAGACACAGTTAAATCACGGTTAAAGACTTTTACCGAGGAAGAAATACGTACGGCAATGCAATCAGTCATCAATAGCAACTGGCATCAACAAAACAAGCAAGTGCTGATCAAAAACGCTATCGACAGTAACAAGCGTTGTGAGCAAGCAATCAGCAAGTTTAATCAGACAGCCACAGCAAAAACGATTGATCGTAGTACGGACAGACTCGCAGTAAACAACAACTGGGCAGGTGCTAACAAATCGAACATTGTAGCGCCCAACACAAATATCGACGACATGTTAGGAGAGCCAACATGAATTTATCAGCAATGATTGAAAGCGGCATGGATTTTAGTCCAAAAGACGTGCAAGCGGAATGTGATCAACACGGATTAACTGATCATTATCAAATAGCAGTTATGAATCCAGTCTGCAAGCAATGTGAAGCAGCACAAAAAGAAAAGGCAGCCAAAGAGAACGCCGATGCAATTTACAAGAAATACAAATCCATCATGAAATCAAATGGCGTCAATCCAGACGGCAAGCGTTTTGACGAATGGCGCTTTGATCAAGATCAAGCAGAACGTCAGCAAAAGATTATCGACACACTTAAAAATATAGCATCAAAAATTAAGATTATCGGCATTGATGGTCGCAACGGCAAGCTACCAAACATCATGCTGGTGGGCGGTACTGGGTCAGGAAAGACGATGTTAGCCAATGCTTTAGCTAAAGCGGTATATCGCAAAGCGGCCGCAATAGACGTAGATAAAAACACAGATGCTTATCAAGCTGGCAGATCATGCGCTCAACTGATCACATCAAGAGATATTACTGATCAAGCCAAGGCCACATGGGGCACTTATGGCGATAGTGAGCACCAACTGATAGATCGATTGTCAAACATGGAGCTATTGATCATCGATGATTTGGGTGACAGTGATACCGCTAGCAATGAGGCTATGGCTGCAACTGATCGAGGTCGTGTTGGTCAGATTATCAACAAACGCTACCAAAAACGACCAACGGTGATCACCACTAACTTAACGCCTGATCAGGTCGTTGATCATCTAGGCGATAGGGCTTGGGATCGTCTGCAAGAGAATCTGATCATCATCCAATGCGACTGGCCTAGCTATCGTCAGTCAGTGGCTAAGGTGGCGTACCTATGAGACAGATAACAATGATTGAACACAAAGACGGCAAGCTGTCCGGCGAGGTTTTAGAGGACGGCAAATACTGGCAGATACCAGCGTTTGAGTATAGCGGCAAGCACAAAGAGGCTGCGTTGATGGATAGGCTAGATATTGTGCAGATTGAGGCGCAACTGGAAGCAGATATAGCAAGGGGTGGGGTATGAGCAGAAACAAAAAGACAGCAGCGCAAAAGAAGCGAGAAGCCCAAAAGCGTGACGCGCTAGCTAGGAAGGTTTATTTAGGACAAGCAGAGCCTGAGCCTGAGAAGTTTGAGCCAGTGTATGACGGCTATTTCAAGATATTCCTTCATGATGACGATTACAAAAGGGCGGCGGATAGAGCTGAGTTTACAGAGGATTGGCGGGCTAACCAAAAGCGCGGCGAGATCATGAGGCGCGAGCGTAAGTTTCAAGTAACGCTGCATATCATAGATACGGACGGATATAAGCGAGGACTAGAGGGAATGGTATTTACAGTCAAAGGTGGGCAGCGAGCATTATCCAAGGTGATATTTGGTTTTGGTAATGGGTTTTGTGACGAGCTGCGAGCAAGGATTAAGAAAGAGTATGACGAAGATTTGAAAGTGGATTTGGTTAACAGTTATGCGGTGGTTCGCGCATGAACATAAATGACTTGGTGAATGGGTTAATGATCGCGTATTTAATCTGCGCTTACTTCATCGCTTATAGATTTGCACTGCTAGCGCATCGAGCATCAAAAAGCACAGCCGTGTCTTTTGGGTTTAATTGGTACGAGAGACTAGCTAGCACTTACGTTTTAGCATTGCCGATATTTTTACTTTTGGTTATTTGATTGGGAAGGTCAGCGCGTGAAAAACATCTACAACAAAAAGACGGTACAGCGCATGGAGTGGGTTAAGGCGGACACGGTGGTTATCACATACACAGACGGCAGCAAAGAAACAATGAGCCGCAAGAGTTTTGAGCAGATTATTAAGGGGTAGGGTGTGAGATTAAACAAAGAACAGCGCGAGGTATTAAAGAAAAAATTCGGCGGCAAATGCTCATATTGCGGCATTGAGCTAAACAACCGATGGCAAGCCGACCACTTAGAGCCAGTCGAGCGCGAAGTGATTTGGTATAAGTGCGAAAAGTCACGGACGATGAAAAGCAAAAGCGGTGATATGCGTAAGCCAGAGCATGACCATATCGACAACATGATGCCGTCCTGTGTCAAGTGTAATAACGACAAATCGAGCATGACACTAGAGAGCTGGCGCAGAGTCATTAAGGATAGAGTTAAGACGCTCAACACAGACCCAAAATATGCAAGCTATCAAAAAGCCAAGCGGTATGGATTGGTTGTTGAGACTGATATTGATGTGGTTTTTTACTTTGAGAAATACGAGGCTGCCGAATGACCGAACTATCAGAACAGCAAATACAAAACAAGATTATCCGCGATGCAAAGAAAATACCTTACAAGGGCAGGACGCTAGCGGATTACATCGTACACGTACCGAATGGCGGTAAGCGGAGTAAACGAGTCGCAGCAGGGTTGAAACATAGCGGGGTTAAGAGCGGCTACCCAGACTTGGTGATAGATATAGCTCGTAATGGCTACCACGGCTTGCGTATTGAGCTTAAAGATGAAAGTGGGGGCACTACCTCAGACGACCAAAAGGAGCGCTTACAAATGCTCTCAGACGAAGGTTATTTGGCAGTAGTGAGAAGCGGCTATAAAGCAGCCTTTGACGAGTTGTTGGATTACATGGGCATTAAGCGATAAACACGCACAAAAACGCATCAAATCGGCTCAAGGTGAGGTTTAAGAGTTGGTTTGATGCAATGGTAGCTTGAAGTTAATTAAATGGGTAGGTGGGCGTTATGATTGATTTTTTCATGTTCTCGTGGGGTGAAGTGCTGACAAGTTTGCGATTTGTTTTCGTGTTGGTATTGGCTGTCGTTCTTTTGGTTTTAATAGCGGCTTTTTTGGAAGCATCAAGAATAGCAGTATCTTACGGTAGGGTTTTTAAGCACGTAATAAAACCTTTGACGTATAAGGATTATTGGCCGTTTATCAAGCACTGCTACCGAGTGCCAAACGCTGGAATACAAACCACATGGAATGATGGTTCGTACTGGAAAGGTACTGAAAACTGGGCTTATTACGATAAGAAAAAGGGCGAATGGGTGAGAAGTAAAGGAGTAACCAATGATTAGCAAAGACAAGATTTGGGTCAACAAAGAAACAAGGCAGTCGGTGTTGGTTTTGTATGTGAGTAATGAGCTGGTGACGTACCAAGCAGCAGATAGTCAGACACCAATGCCAGTGCGTAAGTTTATCTTTTTGCAAGATTTTGAGGAGTTGTTATGAGTGATATTGAGCTTCGTAGTGTTTGGATTAATAAAAAAGATACAAGAAAGCCGAGGGTTGCGAGTCGCTTGGTAGTGATTCACAACAAAGCAAAATCATCTTTTGGCGAGACTTGGACAGCGAGTTACTTCAAAGGCAGTTTTTTGGAAAAATTCAGCACGATAACATCCGAAAAATTATTATCAGATTATCTCAAAACAGAGTCAAAGTGCATCAATGAGTATTTAGGTGATTTAATTAAAGGCCGCAAAGATGACAGTGCAAAGCGACGTTACAGCTTGCTACCAAAAGGCACGGTTAATAGCGTGGTCGATGTGTTGGAGTTTGGTTCAAAAAAATACGCAGACAACAACTGGCAAAAAGTGCCAAACGCAAAGACGCGCTACTACGATGCTGCATTACGGCACATCGACGCTTGGTTTGGTGGTGAGATTAAAGACAGCGAGACAGGTTTGCCGCATTTAGCCCATGCGACTTGCTGCCTAATGTTTTTGATGTGGTTTGACAGTGAGTAAGCGCGATAACGACAGGCTAAAAGCCATTCGTAAGATGATTTGCTGTGAGTGCGGCGCTGATGCACCAAATCAAGCCGCTCATAGCAACTTTGGCATACATGGTAAGGGCAAGGGGGTTAAGGCAGATGACTGCTATACAATCCCTTTGTGTTATTCATGCCATGCCGATTTAGATCAGAACTTATCACAGCAGACAAGGCAGCAGCAGATGGATTGGTTTAATCGCAAACTTAAATTTATCAACGAGGTATTGGATGACCAAGAAAAAGGCGAAACCTCAGTATTTTAGATTAACAAGCGAGGCGGTACGCGATAACTGCGTCAAAGCCTTGTTTTTAGCGCATCAGAGCAGCGATGAGGTGCTAGAGGTAGTAATTCAACCTGAGAGCCGTAAGCGGTCACTGGCGCAGAATAGGCTCTACTGGATGTGGGTAACACAGGCGGCTGATGAGTGGGGTGATGCCAAGGAAGGCGTGCATTACGATTTTAAGAGGCGGTTTTTACTCAAGATTTACTACAGAGATAGTCTGTCGTTTGCTGCAATGTGCGATTCAATTAAGGCGCTACAAGGTTTGGACTTGCAGCATTACGACATGATAGCAAAAGAGGTGGTCAGTCTGGTGAGCACGACCAAGGCTAACGACAAGCAGATGGGTGAGTATTTAGATGACATTTACAGGTTTTGCTACACGCAAGGTTTGTTTTTGTTGACACCGGATGATTTGGCATGGGTGAGGGATTGATGGATATTAAAGATAAACTAGCAGCGTGGGGCGCATGGAGTCGGTCAGATAGCAGTGGGCTAGGGTATATAAGCCCTTGTTTGCTCATGATGCGCGGTAACGTAGCAGAGACACGCAGAGCGCCGAGAGCGCACTATATCAGCGATGACGATGCAATGTTAGTCGGTGCTGCTATAACGGCGCTCAGACGTGATTACGAGGTGCTAGCAGAGATGGTAATACGCAAATACTACCGATGCTGGACAGCTAAAGAGATTGCCCAGCACTATCTGACGGACATCGAATATCCACGGCTGGCGCATTTAGATTGGGAGCATGAGGATAAAAAGCGGTCAGATCATCGTCATGTCGGACTCATGCTAAAACAGGCTGAGCGCATGATTGAGCAGTATTTAGCGTAAGAGACTCCCGCAATGCGCGGGATTTATTTTAAGTTATTTTGCATTAATCGCTTGACGGTGTGCCTAAAATTAGGTACTATAACCATATCAACAACGACAAGGCTACAGAGCCAGTCATCATCTAGGAGATACATCATGGCTAAGCAATCAATCACATACAAAAAACTATCTGACGGCACTTGGGGTGCTTGGATTCCGGCGCATTTTGGCGATGTTGTAATTGGTGAGGAGATTTGCGTATCTCGCCGTGATCGCACTAAAAACCATCACGCTGTCCACTCTATCGTAACCACTTATGCTAGCGGCACTGTAGTGCGCATTATGGACATCGAGCAAGCAGCACCAGTTGCAGTAGTTGATGCTGAGGTTGCTCTTAATAAGTCTACTAGCAAATCAAACATCTTTAAAGTAGCTCACAAATTAACTAAAGCGACTGTTAAGGCTGGCGATAGTTACCAAGCAACTTTTGCAATCTGCTTAAAATTAGTTATGAGTATTGCCAAAAGCATTAAGACATCAGCCATCAAGCAAGCCGCTAAACGCAGTCAGGTATCACGTGCTCAAATGTATGACAATATTATGAATGAGGGTTACAGCGACGCAGGTAACTTAAACCCATATCGCAAATACGCATAGAGGTAGTAATGGATATAAAACAGTTAGAGCAAGCAGGTCGCTTGCTATACGGCGACCAATGGCAATCAAACATGGCACGAGATTTAAACATTGATAGCCGCCGTGTAAGGCAGTGGATGAGCGGTGATCGCCAAATATCCGGCTGGGTTGCAACAGAGGTCAGTGCGTTACTAGATAAAAAGCAATTTAATATAAACCAGTTTTTAAAAACGATCAACAAGGATAACGACATGACAAACTTTATAAATAGATTGCAACCAAACAAAGCTATGATTAACAAAGTGGCTCAAAACCCAAACAGCGCCAAAGTTGCTGAGGCGGTGCAAGCGCAGTTAAAAAGCATTGTAATGGCTGTTTATAAAAACAATCTGTTTAAGATAGCGGGTATAGATGCAGACGGTAAAAAACTCATTGAGTTTACCGCAGTAAAAGGCGATGAGGGGCTGGTGTTTTGGTTTGGTGATGACTGGCGCAGCAAGGTAACACGCATTGAGCGCATTGGCGATGCTGACGAGTTGCTAAGCATTGATGATGTCGCTTAATGCGCATGACGATTGAGCAATGGCAGGCGGTTGACTGGTCAAAGGACAACCGCCAGCTTGCGCAGGAGCTTGGTAAGACTTACGACACGGTAGCAAAAAAGCGATGGATGCTTAAAGCGGGTAAGGCTAATCAGCGTGCTACACGTAAAGACAAAGGCGTAAGCAAGACCACGTATTTGCCGAGCGCTGAGCAACAAGTCAAGGCTACTGCCGCCGCCAAAGCAAGCGAGCTGGGCGGACGCGGCGTAAGTAATACACATGCCAAAAGCTGGGTGTTAGTGTCACCCAGTGATGATATTTATCATGTTAAAAACCTGCATCACTTTGTACGCAATAACGCGCATCTGTTTGACGCTGCTGATACAACGTGGCGGCGCATAGGCGGCAAGCGCGGCACAGGTGGCGAGTATTGCAATGCGACAGCAGGATTGTCTAACGTAAGGCAAGGTAAATCGAGCGCGTGGAAAGGTTGGCGGTTAAAATAATTTGACACTACCCGAGAAAATAGGTATATTTAGGGTACGCTGAACAGAATAGTGTAAAGCGAACCGATAATACAATGCCTCATCTATCCGATGGGGCTTTTTTTATGTCTGAAATTTAGCAGGGACGCTGATAATGCACACCTCAGAACTCTCAGGCTCAGGTCAGCTAGGTGTGTGCGTAAAGTGCGGATTGATGCCTATTATTGATGGTGACGAGGTTTATGACGGCTGCATCGGCAAGTTGTCTGGTAACGTTATGAACGCTTGCTGTGGGCATGGTGACGATAGAGCGGCCTACATACAATATTGTGATGGGTCTTTGATATCGGGCGTTAGAGCTATTAATGAGCAGCGCGAAATTAACAATATGGCAGGGAAGCTATGAGTACCTACGCAAAATCGCACGAGTATATTTATAACCAATACCATAAAACTGATAACGTGGTTACCAAGCGATCTTACTTGGACATACTTAAGCGTCGTGCCAACAATGGCAGCAAGGTCGCTCAACAGTACGTTGATAAGATAGAGCGATGTAATAAATAATGAGGTGGGATATGTTGATATTATCTGAGTTACCAGCACAAGAAGCAATCCTAGTCGGCATGGCTATTGGTTGGATTGGTCATAGGTTGTATCTATCGAATTATTGGCGTTTTGCAAGCAAGCTACCTAAAGGCGATGCATGATGGTTGATTACTCAAAGATGACCACAGAACAGATAGCGGCTCATGTCGAAGCTGACGCCCATAACTGGGAGTGGTCAGTTGATGAGCATGGTAATGACGTTCCGCCTAAGTATGGTTATGATGAAAAATACATAAGGCGAGCGAGCCAAGAAGATGAAGATATGCTTGCTGAGTTACTAGGTAAGCAATAACCACTTTGCCCACATTGATTTGATGGGCTTTTTTTATATGCAACAAGGGCGCTGGAGGGCGTATGTCAATTGAACGTCCAATGCCTCCCGATGATATGCCGATGTTTGTAGCAGCACCCGAAATCTACGAATGGCTACACTCTACGATATTCAACCCTGACCATGCTTGGTTTAACGCAGACCATGACCACCTACTAGACTACCAAGTTAATGAGCTTGCATTTATGTGGGCGCGTAGTGAGTACATCAAAGCGGGTAAGCAAATATTAGGTACGTGTGAAAAACCTATGTTTATGGCAGGCGGCTGGAAACGTGAACGACAAATCATGTGGTTTGAAGACATGCTCGGTGAAGTGCCGGACATGCTTATCACGTTAGATGCTCAGTATTGTAGAGAGTGTAGCTATCATGATTTTGCTGCATTGGTAGAGCATGAGCTATATCACATTATACATAAGACGGATAACTACGGTGAGCCATCGTTTAGATCAGATGGTAAGCCAAGATTGGATTGAGTATCACATGACGTTGAGGAGTTTAACGGAGTGGTCAGGCGATATGGCGGTGATGAGGCTGTAATTAAAATGATGGAATTGCAGAACCAAGAACCTGAATTAAAGATTGATTAATTTTTACTGAATTTTACAAGGTACATATTATGAGCGACCTCACAAATGAGGCTAAAGCCTTTATTGTGCAAGGATTAGCCTCGTATATGACGCCCACAGAAGTGGTTAATGCTGTAAAAGAAGAGTTTGGTATTGAAGTATCTCGACAGACTGCATCAGCTTATGACCCAAACAAGGCTCAAGGCAAGGGACTGGCGCAAGAATGGCGAGACCTATTTGATGAGTGTCGTAAAAGATTTAATGAGAACCTATTGGATATTCCCATTGCTAATAAAGCCTATCGCTTAAATATGCTTGACCGTATGGCGCGTGATGCTGAGAAGTCAAAAAATAGACCATTAGCAGCAGCTTTGGCAGAACAGGCGGCTAAAGAAATGGGAGAGGTGTTTACCAATAAGCAGAAATTGGATCATCAGTCGAGTGACAAGAGCATGACGCCGACAATCAACAACTTCAACGGTGACGCTCAAGCAGCAAGCCAAGCCTATCAGGATATTATGGGTGGTAAATAATGCCTATCCCTTTTGCATTTGATTTTAAAAATCCTGATTACGCGCAAGTATTCGAGTGGCGCATTGAACGATTACAGCGCATTAGACAGCAGCCCGACCAAATACCAGCGCTCAAAGCGTTTTATCGTGACAATCCCGCGCAATTTATTATTGATTGGGGCGTGACTTATGACCCGCGCAACATTGAGCGCGGCTTACCATCATATATACCGTTTCTGTTGTTCCCAAAGCAAGAAGAGTGGATTCATTGGCTGATGGACGGTTGGAGGTTGCAAAAACCGTCCATTACGGAGAAGACACGCGATATGGGTATGTCATGGCTCATGATGGGCTTGTCATGCTCGCTAGGACTGCATAACAACGGCTTATCAGTCGGTGTTGGTAGCCGTAAAGAAGAATACGTTGACCTGATCGGCAGCCCAAAGGCACTGTTTGAAAAAGGCCGTATGTTTTTGAGCGGATTGCCGCCAGAGTTTCGCGGCGGCTGGGTAAGAGAAAAACACAGCCCCTTTAAGCGCATTATATTTCCCGAAACTGGCAGTGTGATTACTGGCGAGGCAGGTGATGGCATTGGTCGTGGTGATAGGGCGTCATTGTATTTTGTTGATGAGGCTGCTTTCTTAGAGCGTCCGCATTTAGTTGATGCGTCACTGTCTGCTACTACCAACAGTCGTAACGACATATCAACGCCCAACGGTATGAGTAATTCATTTGCACAGCGTAGGCATAGCGGCAAAATCCGCGTGTTTACGTTTCATTGGCGCGACGACCCACGCAAAGATGACGAATGGTACGACAAGCAGCTTGATGAGCTAGACGCGGTAACAGTCGCTCAGGAGATTGATATTGATTACGCTGCATCGGTTGAGGGAGTGTTGATACCGTCCGCATGGGTGCAGTCTGCTATCGATGCTCACAAAAAGTTAGGTATTGATGTTAGCGGTAGCAAAGCGATGGCGCTTGACGTTGCCGACGAAGGTATCGATAAAAACTCAATATCCGGACGTTATGGCGTGTTGCTCAACTACTTAGAAACGTGGAGCGGCAAGGATTCAGATATATTCGCCACGTCTAAAAAAGCGGTCGAAGCCACAGCCGATAGCCACTCAGAATACTTTTTGTATGATGCCGATGGAATGGGCGCAGGGGTTCGAGGCGATGCCAGGGTAGTTAATGAGCAGCGTAAAGGCTTAGCTGATGTAATTGCTTATCCGTTTAGAGGTTCAGCGGGTATCTATAAGCCCGAAGCCGAGGACATTTTAGGTAAAAAGAACAAAGACGCTTTTGATAACTTTAAGGCGCAAGCAGGGTGGGCATTACGCAAACGCTTTTTGCTTACTCATAGAGCGGTAGTTGATGGCATGGCGTTTGATCCAAACGATATTATCAGTATTGACAGCACGCTTGATGAGCTGTCCGCACTGACCACTGAGCTATCACAGCCAACCTATGCAAAAACAAACGCGGGTAAATTGTTAATCAATAAAAAACCAAAAGGCACGCCATCACCTAACCGATTTGATGCGGTAATGATGGTGTTCGCTGACAATATGGTTGAGAAGAAATCCAATAAACGACATAGAGCCACTGCTGGCAAACGGACGTATAGATGAATGATATAACTGAAAAGCCGCGTTACCGTGTCACGGCAGGTAGGGCGCTAAGCCAAGAACAAGCGATTGATATGCGCGGTAAGCTGTTTTATCAGCAGTTATTACGCCAAGATACTGACGAGATACTTAAGAAAGCTGGTATCAGTCGCTATGCGCTTAAGACATTACTTACTGACCCGGACATTGACCAAGCGGTCGATAGACGTACTGAGGAGCTAACAAGCTCGCTTTATACGCTCATGCCAAGTGAGGGAGCGGTTGCTGAGTTTGTTTACAGCCAGTTAGATTTGCATTTAGAAGCAATCTTGCAAGGCTCGATTGACAGCAAGTTATACGGCTATGATGTCGCTGAAATGGTTTGGGGTAAAGACGACAAGGGGCGCAACGCTGTCGCTAAGATGACAAGCAAGCCTATCGCATGGTTTGAGCCTAAAGCCAATGGCGATTTGTTATGGTTTCCGAATGACGGTAGTAACTCAGTCACCATCAGTGACCAAAAAGACTACCCGTTCCGCTACCTATTCCAGCAGCATAAGCCGACATATTTAGAGCCAAAAGGTAAGTCGCTGCTAAGCCGTGTTTACTGGCTGCACTACTTCAAAACCAATGGCTGGCGTTTTTGGTCTAAGTTCTTGGAGCGTTTCGGTTCACCCTTGCTGATTGGTAAGACTGATGCGACTAGCGATGATGACGCGCAAGAGTTTGCTGATGCACTACTCGCAGCGCACAATGCAGGTGTTGTTACAGTTGGCATTGACGAAGATGTGACGGCGGTCACAGGTGGTAGTGATGGTAAGGCGTTTGTCTCGTATAACGATGTGACCAAACAAGGTATTACAACTTACTTATTAGGTCAGACACTGACTAGCGGTACTGATAATGGCGGTACTTACGGACAAGGCAAGATACACCAAGAGCAGCAAGAGATTATCTTTAATAGTGACCGTAAACACGCGCTAAAAGCCGTGCAGCGTTTTATCAATATCATCTGTTACGCAAATGGCTATGAGCCGCCTGAGTTTAGGTGGGTGGCCAAGAAGTTTATTAATCAAGAGCAGTTAGATGCTGATAAAAAAGCTCATGAGATGGGTGTTCGTTTTACCAAGTCTTATTTTGTAGATGAGCATGGTTATAACGAGCAGCATATCTCGCACATGGATTATGGTGATGGACAAGGTGCTGTCAAGTTGCCAACGTCAGCACAAGCCAATCGCTATACGTCAATGGCTAACAAAACATGGCTGCCATTTAAAGCCGCTGATAGTGATAATGAATTTACTGACGAACAGCAAGAGCTTGAACAGGTCGCAGATGACGCGCTAAATGCGAGCGTACAGCCGTTTGACAGTAATGCGGTGCTATCGGCTATAAGTAACGCTACTGACGCTGACAGCTTACGTGAGTCGTTATTTAACCTATGCGGTGAGGGATTGGCTGATAGTGAGTTTACACAGTTGGTTAATACAGCTTTAGCGGTTGCTGATGTGCATGGGTTCGCTGATGAATCGAGTGAGGTTTGATGTGACTGACTTAACTAGGGTTACCAAAGGCGACTTATGGCGCGACGATAAAGGCGGTGTTGGCAAAGTTATTTGTAAGCTGCATAAGATAAAGATTGAGTTAGAAGATGGCGAAATACTGAAACTGAATTATCGTCAATTTAGATCGCGTTTTAAGCCTTATGTTTTGGTAACCAAGCCAATGCAAGACGAATATATAGTTATCGGCTACCACTGAGTAAATATTATGGCAACGACAACAGCAGGATTTGACGTACAGTTTATCGAAGCTATTGCTTACGCTTTAAATCGTGAGGTGGTCTTACCGGATAATTACTATAACGTAATGACACCGATACAGCGTCAGCAAGCGGTATCTATTGCAGGACTTGCACAGACTGAGCAGATTAAGCACGTCATGGGCTTGGTTAATGAGCAATTGGTCGATGGCGGTACGTTTGCAGACTTTCAAAGGGCGGTCAAAGACGGTGACATTGATGTTAATCTGCCAAGACATCGGCTAGATAATATATTTCGCACCAACATCCAAGGCGCGTATGGCCGTGGTCGTTGGTATCAGCAGCAAGAAAACAAGGCTGAGCGTCCGTATTTGATGCGTGACGGTATCAATGATATTAGACAGCGCCCAGCGCATAAAGTGCTAGATGGCGTGGTTAGACATATTGATGATCCGTTTTGGCAACAACACTATGCTCCATCGGGCTATCGCTGCCGGTGCGTTTGTCGCTCGCTTACTGAGTCTCAAGCTCAAGCAAAAGGTATTACTGATGATGGCGACCTACCCAATGTGCCAAATGATAAAGGTTGGATTGGTGGTACGCCTGCTCAGTACACGGGCAATATGAATAAGCTGGTCAATGACAAAATAGCCGAACTTGCTATTACGTACTACAAGCAGTCAGGTGCGATATTGGAAGCAAGACAACGTATTGAAGCGGCTATCACGGTGATGTTGGCACAGCCGATACCGGAGCTTGCGACATTGATTGACGAAGCTAAAGAGCTACTAGAGGAGCAAGGCGATGATGCGTAAACGCACAAAGATACTTAAAGCCGTGGTGCTAGCCGTTGAGATAGCAGTCACACTCTACACAAAGAGACGCAAACAAAAACAAGACCGCCGATAAGGGCGGTTTTTTAATGGGTGATGATTATGATTGATGAGACCGACAGGAATAGTGCTGATGATATTGAGCTAAATAGTGTTTGGCAGTTAGGTCAAAGGCTTGCGGTGGTTTCAGCGCTTATAGATGACAAGTGGATCACTATCGAGTATATCGATGGCAATAACGGAATGAAACGAACAGTTGATATTGATATACCACAATTCCTATCGTTCTATCGTTTGTTTTACAGGCCTAAGAATAAGTACTACTTATTGCAAGAGCTAATGAAAAACACACCGCCTATATCACTCGGTTAAGTAAAGGTAAGAAATATGAACTTACAAGCAAAGATTAAGCGCGATATTGACAGTCATGCGCTCATGGCTTGCCACGACTTACAAGGCGAGCTTGCGTCTATCGACTTCAAGTCTTTAGCGCGATACAGCGATGATGATAGCGAACCTGCTTACACAGTTGAGAATGGCGTAGCGACTATTGACGTGCGCGGTCTGCTAGTACCTGAAACATCTAGCGATTATCGCTCATGGGGCGTGACAGGCTACGCAAACCTAGCTGACTACATACAGCAAGCTAATGACGATTACACGGTGACAAGCATTGTCTTAGATATTGATAGTGTTGGTGGGTACGTCAAAGGCCAGCACTTGGTGGATGACGCACTGGCAGACAGCACAAAGCCAATTCAAACATTTGTCAGTGGCAACGCTTATTCAGCGGCTTATCGCATAGCAGTGCAGACGGATCGAATCACCGCATCACAGTTTGCGGGCATCGGCAGTATCGGCACACTCGTCAAGCACACAGAGCGAACGGGTTACTTAAAACAGATAGGCGTCAAGGTGACAAATATCCGTAGCGGTAAATGGAAGGCTGTGTTTGGCGATGATGAGCCGCTGAACGATGAGCAAAAGGCAGAAATACAAGCTGGCGTAGATGCTAATGCTCAAGAGTTTTTTGAGCATGTTGCTAATTATCGAGGTTTGAAAGCTGACACGATTGCAGCACTCGAAGGGCGGTGTTTTGAGGCTGCCCGTGCAAAAGAATTAGGTTTGATTGATGCGATTGCGGATAGCGTGACAGCGTCGAGCAGTACCAAACAGAGCAACACGAATCCAAAAACCGAGGGGGAATCAATGGATTTACAAGAGGCGCAAGCCAAAATCAAAGAGCTTGAGCAGTCTGAGGCGCAAGCTAAGCAAGCCGCTATTGACGCAAAGGCCGAAGCTGACGCAGCTAAGAACGAGCTACACGAAGCGCAGGCAGCCAATCGTCAAACAGCTATCGACAAACTAGCGGCTGATAATAACCGTGAGTTTACCGAAGCGCAAGTCAACGCATTTAAAGCAATGGACGAAGCCGGATTTCAAGCGGCTGCAAGTCTAGTCGCACCGCAAGCGCCTAAATTGCCGGACGGCTTGGATAAAGAGCAAGCTACAAGCGGTCGTCAAAGTGGCGAAAGTAAAATTCTAGCGGCTGTTGAAGCAGCCAAAGCACAAGGAGTTAAGTAATGGTCGCAACTACATTTACAACCCAGCATCCTTTACCAGTGGACATCAAACCAACGACCGACAGTGTTGTGCCGACAGCTGCCACCGCTTATAAAAAAGGCGATTTGCTTGTGGTCGCTGCGGATACCAATGCCGCCACACACAGCGCAAATGGCGCAGATTGGCACGTTATCTGCCTTGCTGATGTGACAGCTGAGCAAGCCACTGAAAAATTGGCGATGGGCGTAGAAATGCCTGTATATGTTGCAGGTAAATTTGATGTGTCGCAAGTCAAAATTAATGGCACAGCGCTTGATGCAACGCAAACATTAGCTGCACGAGCTTACGCTAACCGAAACACTAAAATTACGCTTAGCGTAGTCAAATAAGGAGATTTATAGATGGCAACATTTACATTTGATAATGGCGATGCGATTGATACCGCCAGTTTTGAAGAATTGGCTGCGGTCTACGACTTTAGCAATCCAGTAAGTAGCTTTTTTCGTGACCGTTACTTTCCAGACCCTATCTATCTGAATAATGAAGATAAAGTGCCCGTAGGCGATATCAAGACCTACGTTCCGCTAGCCCCTGCTGTCGTACCAACTGCACAAGGCCGCGTTATTAAAGATAAAGTACAGGCCAACGTGGATTATATCCCAGCGCCTTACTTTAAGCCCGCGATGACGGTTGAGCCACTGAGCAAGATTGATGCCAAATTGCAAAAATTGCTGCAAAGTATGCGCGTCATTGCTACTAATGCCGCAGGTGTGCCACCAACCATGCAGGACGAGTGGGAAATGGCGGCTGCTTACTCTTACTTTACTATCCGTAAGTCTTTAAATGCTCGTATCGCTTTAATGTGCCGTGATGCGTTGCTATACGGCAAGGTGGTGGTGCAAGGTGATGATAACGCGGGTGTGACTGTTGATTTTGGTCGCCATTCAGATTTGACCTATAGCCCAACAGTCGCATGGGACCAAGCTGGTGCTGATCCATATCAAGACATCAAGAATATGGTTAAAAACTTGCTTGAGCACGGTAAGCGCCGCGCCGTTGATGCTGTCATGCCAAGCCGCGTGTTCGACGCATTGAGCGACAATGAAAAGTTTAACGACAAATTCACTGCTGCTCGTGGCGATAATGCTACTCGTGTCTTTGGCGGAACGTTTGGCGGTCGTGAAGAAGCCGTGCTACAGGGCACGATTGATGGCATCAACTTCTGGACTTACGACGCTGAGTTTGAAAAAGAAGATGGTACAAGCGAAATGATGATACCAGAAGACGGTTTCTGGTTGATTGCTGAAGTCAATAACCCACTGTACTTCTGCATGATTAAACACCGCAAAAACCCTGCTAAATTGGCAATGGAGCTAATGCCGTACCATGTATTTAGCGATGATCCATCGGTCGATAAGTTTATTGCCGATTCAAGCCCATTGCCAGTGACCATCAACAAAAATGGCGCTTGCGGCGGTACTGGTTTTATCACTCTTTAATGCCAACTAACTTTAATAACCCTGTCTAATCGCAGGGTTTTTTTTGGAGCAAATTATGTCTAAGTATATTGCAAAACAATCGATAGGCCGTTTTAAAACTGGCGAAGTGGTTGAAGGTTTGACCGAGGATCGTGCCGAATTTTTATTAAGTAAAGGCGCCATCGTAGAAGCTGAAGCCGTTGAAGGCGAAGGTGTTGATACTGGCGAAGGCGGTGAAGTCGTCGAGCTAGAAAAGCTAACCAAAGCTGAACTCACGGCTTTACTCGATGAAGAAGAAATCGAGTACAACGACTCAGATACCAAAGCTGAGCTAATCGCACGCTTTCCAAAGGACTGATTATGTATGCGACTCATGACGATTTAATAAGCCGCTTTGGTGCGCTTGCTATAGCTGAGCTTGAGTCGATGCACAATGATGGCTCACTCGCGGTAAACAATGCGCTATCAGATGCCAGCGAAAAGATGAACAGTTACTTGTCGATACGCTATCAAACGCCATTGAACAAGACTGAGCATCTAAAACTAATTTGCGCTGATATTGCTCGCTATTTGCTTTATATGAACGAGCCTACCGAGGAAGTCGAGGCGCGTTATAAAGAGGCGATTAAGTGGCTGCAAGATGTTGGCGCAGGTCGTGCTAATGTGACGTTTGCTGAGCCACTGACGGCCGATGAGCAGCAAAGCACTTATGTTAGGCCTGCGGTACCAATCGGTGATAGTTACCGTGGTCAAGTCTTTGGTGATGATGTATTTGCCAAGATGCCTGGCATTAACTGAGGTAAACCATGATTGACGCAAACTTATCAGGCGGTGACGAGGTAGTCAGACGGCTAGGTGATTTGCATTTTGATAATCAAAAAATGCAGAAGTTTAGCCGTATGGCTGGTAGCGAGATGGTCTATCAGACTGAGGAGCGCTTTTACAATCAGCACGACTTAGGGCGTCAACCGTGGTTGCCATCGCAAAGGGCTATCAGAGATAACGGTAAAACGTTGCGCGATACTGGCCGACTGATGGCATCACTGACCTATGTGGCGCTACCTGATGGCGTCAAGTGGGGCACAAACGTTATCTACGCTCGCATGATGCACTACGGTGGCAAAAAGGCGCTATTCCCTCACCTGTGGGGCGATATACCCGCTAGGCCATACATGGGCATGAATGACGACGACAGAGCCAGTGTGCTTAACATCATTAATCGAATTATGGACGTGGACTTATGAGTAATTATTTTGCAGTAGGTCTTGGCCTAATCGAGCATTTAGAAGCGAAGGCTAATAAGTGGGGTGTTAAGCACGTTGGTACGGTCGCTAGTATCAACAAGATCAATAAAAACGTCACACCTGCGCTTTACGTTATTAACACAGGTAACAATCCAAACGCTAACGGCTCGATAGACAGTCGTGACGTACAGCAGTGGACGGTTGTTGTCGCTGTTAGTAATCAGGCAGCACAAGATGACGTTAAGGCGCTTATGGAGTCATCGGGCGAGCTTGTGAGCAAAGTTATCAATCATGTGCAGGGTTATCAACTTGACGACTATCACGATGCACTAGAGCGCACCACTACAAGCGGACGGCCTGATTACTTTAGTACGTTTGCACTATATCCACTCACCTTTCAAACCACTATTACGCCATAGGAGACCTTAATCATGGCAGATAAACAACAATCACACGCTTTTGTTGGCAACGGCAAAGTGTATTTTACGCCAGTCAAAGGCGGCGTAGAGGGTAAGCCCTTTTGGGTCGGTGTCGCTAATGCTGCATCATTCTCGCACTCAGTCGAAAACGAGAGCGAGCTAAAAGAGTACCACTCAGGCAAAAATCAAACATGGGATAAACTTGACGGCGATAAAGCTACCACGTTTAGCATTACGCTAAATGAGCGCCGTCAAGCAGCCATGCAAGCAGCACTGCAAGCGACCGTTACCGAAGTCGCTACTGGCACGGTAACAGCAGAAGAGCATACCGTCGATGAGGTCGGTGATATTGTTTTCTTAAAACATAAAAATGTCAGCGATGTAGTGATTACCGATAGTACAGACACGCCGCTTAGTTTAATTGAGGGCACAGACTATACAGTTGATGAGCAGTACGGCACCATCGAAATGACGCACGTACAGACCATCACATCGCCGATCAAAGTCGCTTACAGCTACGGCACTGCTACAGTCATGAAGCCAATGACTGACGATGTTGATTATTACCGCATCCGTATCGACGGCCTAAACAAGGTTGGTCAAAAAGATAAACAAGTCGTTACAGCATACCGTGCCAAGTTGTCACCTGCTGATACACTCGATTTAATCAATGACGACTTTAGCGAAATGACGCTTGAAGCTGATTTGCTGTACGACGAAGCCGAAGAAGCGACGTATGAAATTGTGAAGCTATAGTTTATGGGTCGGTTGGAAATGCAGCCGACCTATTTTTATTTAATTAAGCGACTGCTAGGCGGTTGCTTACTCAAATAAAAAGGGTTGATTATGCGTACTAATACACAAACCAAGCTGACAAATACAGCGACCAATGAGGTTATCGTCTTATCAGACAGTCTTTATCCGGAGGGTGAGCACGATTGGTCGGCTATCGTATCAAATACTAAGTACGCGCTCGATGGCACAATGATAGTCGAGCAATCAGAGCGTAAAGCTGGCAGACCATACGTGATGCAAGCACCTGCCGGTCATGGCGTACTATCACGAGCTACAGTTAATGCGCTCAAATCTGAGCGTGACAAGCTGGGCGCTACATTTTGGCTGGATTATCTAGCAGATGGGGCAGTTAAGCGCGTCAAGGTCATGTTTGACACGACAGCGGAGGCGATTGAGGCCAAACCGATCAAAGGCAGCACAAGCCCAGAGCTGACCGACTACTATAACGTAACGCTTAGATTTTTAGAGATACCGAGCGTGTAAATCTGATATTTATTTAGCCCTATATTCAGGGCTTTTTTAATGCCTAAAATTTGACGGATGACGACATGGCAATTACTCAAAACGATTTAGAAATCCTCAAATCTGAGGTAATGAATGACACAGACGAGGGCGGCGGTCTGCCAACAGCCGAAGCGGTAGTCGATGGCGTGTCGAATAACCTATTCCCCGATGTGTCAGATATTGACCGCTTACTTGGCCGTGTGCGCCTGCGTAAAGTATCGCTCGCAGTTAAGACGGCCAATGCTGAGCTATTGCAAGCGACACGTATGCTATTCACTGAGCTACCGGATAACGAAAATATCAGCGTGTTTGCGTTTAAAGCCACTGATTTTGCAGACAGACGCTCAGATGCTCAAAACAAAATCGAGAGCTATCTAGCGTTTGGCAGCAAATGGGCAGGGCACTTGCTAGAGACACAGCTCGCAGGTCAGCGCGTGGTCCAAATCTCACTAGACAAAGGCGACCCGATACCGTCTGTCAGCCAGCCGTTAGTTTTAGTGCAAAATGAAGGACAGTCTGACGAGTATTATCAGTATATCCGTCCGCTAAAAGTTGAGACGACCGAGCGTCGTTTTCAGCGCAATGCAGACACGACTGTGGTGCGTACCATTGCGACTATTGAGTTTGGCGATACGCTAAACAAAACATTTAACGGTCTGACTGTTCAAGAGTTTTACCAAAACGCTAGCACAAGCCGCCGCGCTATATTGCGTGAAGCCCGTATTGCTGATGCTGCTAAATACTACAGTGCTAGTAAGCTCGCTGAGCCAGTCGTAGCTATGCAGAGTCGTCAGGTGCGACTAAATAGCATCTATACGCAGGTTGTGCCATCAACTCAGGTTGAAACGCCTATTTTGCAACGTGACCCTACTAATCAAGTAGCTACTCAAGCGCGTGGCGATGGCGTGATTACAATTAATCAATCGGTTAATGTTGCGACTAATACGGCGCTTAGTTTACCGTCAGGCATCGCTGTGGGCACGCTTAGTATATCGGTAGGTGGACTGACACTGACTGACCGTGACGGCGAGCTGATAAACAGTCAAGGTGTGGCTTATGCGTCTATCAGATACGGTGTCGGCCAAATTACATGGTACGACAACGCACCGAGCGGCCAGCACGCAATCACAGGCAGCTACAAACCTGCATCAGAGTTTACGCGAGTAGCGCAGACTGACTATCAAGTTGTCGATGATAACGCAGGTTATAACTATGTGCGCGAGCTGGGCGCTGAGCCAGTGCCAAACAGTCTTAAAATCACTTATACAGTGCAGGGTAATAATTACTTAGTACACGATGATGGGCGCGGCAACCTGATCGATGATGATGGCAACGGGCGCGGTACAGTACAGGGCAAAACGGTACTACTCACGACTGCTGCAATCCCTGATGCTGCAAGTTATATCATCTATAGTTTTGGCGTGGATTTAGACACAGTTAAGTATGGCGAGCAAGCACTGGCACCTGCCTATCATGCGGCCATTATTGAGGACGAGGTGGTCGGTGATATTACTATCACATGGGGTGCTGATAAAACAGCAACAGTGAGCGATGGTGTCATCACGGGTGACGCTACGGGCACGTTTGAGGGTAGAGAACTACATATCGTACCCAACGAGACAGTCGCTAAAGATACTGTGTTTACTGTGACTTATAACAAAGTCTTAGACTCGATGACCACGGCTATCAATGCTAGTCACTCACCGCAAAGCTCAGATGGCGTATTTACTGGCAGTATTGATATTGCGGACGCTATCGAGGGCGTAGATTTACAAGTCGCGCTTAGCGATCAGCGTCAGCCGCAAGTGATGGTTGTTTTAAGTATCGCGGATAACAACAACAGCTTGTTTGTAAAAGGCGTATTTTATCCGTCTTACCAGCAGGCGCAGCAATACTCAGGCAATATGACAACGATAGAGACTAAGCTATCTTGGATGCCTTACTCTAGCAGTAGTGCTAACGATTGGACACCAGTGCTAGTGAGTAGCAGCGTTAATAAATCAACTGGCAAAATTGATTTTGTAATCAAAGTAACGCGCAAAAAGAAAGTTACTGATGTGGTTATGGTGGGCGGTATTAACAAAAAGCCGGTATTTTCAACCAGTGACGTTGATGAGTCGTTGTTTATTGAGACAGCGCAAGTGACAGGCATAGCAACACTAGGCGCGTCAACTGAGTCAGCCACTTTTGACATGACTGCTGACAAGCTATGGATAGCACCGCCAGTAGCATCAGACACGCCGGTCGTCAGCGGCTCGGTGTTTGTCGATGCGCTTGGTCAGAGCTTACGTGATGATAACGGCAAGGTAAAAAACGGCGATGATGTTGTAGGTAACATAAACATCCAGTCAGGTGTTATTGAGCTGACAACATGGCAAGCAGGGCAGCAAAACACTGCTACCCTCAAGTCAATGCTACGCGAAAATGATCCCGTACCGCTTGCTAATCTGATTTTTAGAACGCCAGTGGCACCGCTAAAAAAGGCATCGCTACAAATCAGTGCTGAGCTTGCAGATGGTACGCCCATCTCGTTATCAACGGACGAGCAGGGCGCTATCACAGGTCATAGCTTTGCTCATGGCGAGGTGGATTTTAAGGCAGGTGTGGTGGCGCTGTACTTTTATGAAAAATTAAAGGTCAGCGACAATCCCGATGTGGTCAATGAGCCATGGTATAGCGCAGAGTACGTCTATGACGAGGGCGGGGCAAACTACTTCAACCGTCCTCAGTATGTCAAACCGGACAGCATACGTTACAACGCGATTGCTTATAGTTACTTACCACTTGATAAAGAGCTTATTGGCCTTGATCCAGTGCGCTTGCCGACAGATGGTCGTGTGCCATTTGTACGCAAAGGTGACAGTATTGCAATTACTGAGCTTAAAACGATGGATTTAGCGACAAACGCGCCTAACGACACGTTTGACTTGGGCTTTGAGCGTTTGTCTGATGTATCAGTCGTGGACAGTTTGGGCGTTAAAGTCAACACCGATTATCTCGATATTGATTTGGATGCAGGTACGCTGACACTTAACGGTATGTTTGATATGTCGTTTTATACCGCGCCACTGACTGCAAAATACCGCATCATGGATATTGCGCTAGTCATTGAGACTGATATATCAGGACGTGTGACGCTATCAACACCTATCACGCATGACTACAGCACCGATGCCGTGTTTAGCTCGATGCTACTTGCTGGCGATATGCAGGCGTTGGCACAAAATGTCTTTAGTCAAAAATCATGGGGCGGCGTGTTTAGCGACACGCTAATCGGTGATAGAGCGTCGGCGCAGCTGCAAGTGACTAACAATCCGATTGTCGTCACTAACCGTGATGCAATCGAGGAGCGCTGGGCACTGGTAATCACTAACGTGAATACTAGCTCATCGCCACCTTATGCGGATTTTAAAATCATCGGTGAGACTATCGGCGAGATTGGTGCAGGTACGACAATTAGCACAACAAGCCCGATTAACCCGATGACAGGCTACCCGTATTTTACGATACCTGCTGAGGCGTGGGGCAGCGGCTGGTCGGCTAACAACGTGGTGCGATTTAACACGCTGGCTGCTAAATATCCGGTGTGGATAGGCAATGCAATCCAGCAGCATCAAGGCAGTAGTAAAGATAATTACGATTTTACTATCGGTTATCATGCCAATATTGACAGAGATAGGGGTGAGTAATGCAATTAAGTGATATGGCTAAAAACGCTATGCTGCAAGGCTTGGCCGATACTCTAAATGAGGGTGCTAACTCCACGCTGTCCATCTATGTTGATACAACACTAGCGGTAGAGCTAACACTGACAAACCCCGTCGAACTTGACATAACGGCCGGTGTATTGACATTTAAGACGCCGCCTGAGGCTATCGCTGTAGCGTCAGGCGTGCCGACATCGGCAAAGCTGCTAAACTCAGCAGGTTATCTTGTGGCGGACTATGCAGCAGCAGAAATCGCATTGAATAAAGATAAGATTTATCAAGGTGGTTACGTGGGCATCTTGTCGCTAAAAGTAAGGATTTAATATGACTTGGTTGCGTGGAAAAGCTAAGAAGTACGATGGCAATCCTATTGACTACGTGTCTATATTCAACTGGCCTACAGGTGAGTGTATAGCACAAGTACAGCCTGATGAGATGGGCAACTGGAAGTATGCATATTATACTGATTTAAACATCGGCATAACGTATGTTGCGGACGGTTGTGAGCCAATCACTCATGGCGCTTATGTAGAGCCTGCAATAACCTACCCTGAGTTTGTCGACTTTATCGGTGCAGTGAACTCTTTGGATAGAGGTGGCAGTAGCGTAGCGCCGATGACTACGGTTATCCCTGCTACGGTGCAAGAGGGTGACATGTTGGTGCTGGGCATCATGCGCCGTGGTGAGGTTACAGTAACTGATAACAATAACGGTGTTTGGACGCTAGGTGCAAGCTCGGATTTTGCAGGTAGTGGGTCTACAGCTCCGCAAAGCAGCACAATCTACTACCGCACTGCAAAAGCAGGTGATGCAGGTAAGACGATTACAGTTAGCACGTCATACTCAGGTCGCTTGATTGTGTACCTGAGCGTGTATCGTGGTAAGTTTGCACCGCTCGAAGTTGTCAAGACGGTATCAAACCCATCTCGTTATGATGACACGTATAACCAAGAAATCAAAAACCTAGCCCCGATAGAGCATGACGGCGGGTTTATGGTGCGCGCTGTCAGTAATGCGTATGCAAAACTATCAGGCGACACTTATGCAGACGTCATAGGTATGATAAACACAGGGGATGCAGTTCGTGATGCGGCTAATGCGCTACGTCTGCAGGTTGCGCACAAACACCTAGAGACAGGCGGTATCTTAGATGGTGTTACATACAACACAGGTTTAACCAATTCTAACGACCAAATACCTGACGTGGCAATCATACTTGACGAGATAGGACGATGAATTACACACCGCCTGACTTGACGCTCGATGTTGTACTGCAAGCGCATGGCGGTAGTGTGCCTGTACGTGATGTTACGCTGTGCATACCGCCGCTGGTCAGTATTGATAGCAGTATTGTAGTCAGCGGTGGTGTGTCGTTAGCGATTACAACGCCTGATGCAAGTGCTGTTACTATCGATAGTACGGTATCAGTGATAGGTGAGTTGAGCTTAGAGGTAGATGCCAGCTCGGTTTATTTTCCGCCACCCTTATCTTTTGCGATTACACTTAGACCGTACAGTGCAGGTGTACCACCGCTTGATGTTGTATTGTGCCGACCTCAAAGCGATAGCGAAAAAGACGCATTAGTCAGCTTTAGTGATGGTTTGGTCGCTGTCAGTAGTGATATTGAGCTGGGCGCAGATATACCAGAGCCACGTCATCTAACTATAGACAGCACGGTTTTGGTACCGCCCGAGCTGTCGCTCGATGTCACCGAATTTGTCGTGGGCGTCAGTATTGACACCTATGCTGATATAGCTATCAGCTCAGAGATTGAGGGTTATTACGACCCTAATGTGTTTAGAGGTGCGACACTTGATATATCTGGCGATTTGCAATACTCAAAAATGCAAGGCATTGATAAGTCAGGCGGTTTTGAGAGCGGCAATTTAGTTGGTCAAAGCGGTGCAGATCACAAAGAGTCGGCAAAGCTAATATCAACAGACAAACAGGCGGAGTTTGAAGCTAACGTCAAGCTGACGACTAGCGAGCAAGTATTAACTAAGCAATCAAAACTGGTCGGCACAGACAGCGAGCAACTTTATGAGTCGCAAAAGTTTGTCGATACAAAATCTCAACTTAAAAACGAGACGGCTAAAAAAGTAAGCCATAGCAACTGGTACAGCTTTGAGGCCATGCTTGCGCGTCAAACTGAGCGCAAACTGCAAGGCGAGTATAGCTATCTTGATGCAATCATGCGTCACAATAGCAGCGAGTACAGCTTATTCATCACTGACAAACTATCGTCTTTGGCTGAGTTTGCACGACTACCATATAACGTAGTGGGTTATGTGCCGCCTGCGCTATGGCGCACGGTCATACTTGCAAAGCAGGACGGTAGCGAAACAGACAAGCCGCTCGATGTTGTGATGTGTCAGCCTATGCACATGGGGCAGCGCAGTACAATAACGCTCGATAACGCAGACGGCTTTGACATTACAAGTCTTATCAGCCTGATAGTCAGGGGCGATGAGGATAGCGCATACGGCAAAGGAGTTATATTTGTGACAAACAGTGTGTCATTAGTGCGCTCAGATGATGGGCGTGAGATTAAGCTGCTAGGCTTTAGTGTGGGCATTGATAGTAACAGCTATTGCTGGACATTTAGCGCAACTGTGCCGCTGTCTGAGCTGTCAAAAGTCGATACGGCACTAGAGCAGCAGATAGGCGTGGACTTTACGTGTAACGGCAATCTGTGGCGATTTATCTTGGATAGTTGCGAGGACTCAATCCAGTTTGGGGAGAGTAGCTTAACGATCAAAGGCAAATCCCGCGCTATGTTGTTGGCGCACCCATACGCTACCCATCGCGGCTTTAAATTTGATACGGCTATGTCAGCACGTCAGATAGCGGAAGCCGAGCTTAATCGCAATGGCGTACCGTCAGGCTTTACATTGGATTGGCAGCTAGCAGGGGTCAACGGTTGGAATGTGCCGGCCAATACTTACAGCTACTCAAATCGCACGCCTATCAATAGCTTGCAGTGGATAGCTGAGGCAGCAGGCGGCTTTATCAATGCTGACATGAGCGAGGATATATTGCACGTATTAGCGCAATACCCAGTACCGTCATGGGAGTGGGCAGCGCAGACACCGAGCATCGAGCTACCCATGTCGTTAATCACAAGCCGCAGCCGCGGTCGTGTCAATAAACCCGCCTATAATGGGGTTAATCTGTACGGTGAGAATGACAATGGCATACACGCACTGATTAAGCGCGCAGGTACAAGCGGAGGCTATCAGCCGCCTATGGTCACAAGCGACTTAATGACCGACACAGCCGCCGCTATCAGTCGTGGCGAGGCGATATTGAGCGACACGGGCGATATTGGTAACATCGGTATCTCAATGCCACTAATCGCTGATATAGGCGTGTTAAAACCATCTACTTTGATTGGTGTTAATGATGGCGAGCAATGGGTGGGTATGGTCAGAGGTACGACAATCACCGGTCGTCTATCGAGCAATCGAGCGTTAGAGATTGACCAAAGCATTGATGTTGAGCGTCATTTTGATAAGGAGATTGTGTAATGGCAAGCGGCAACTTATGGGCGTTATTTAAAGGCGTCACTGAGCAAGGCGCAAAGCAATTAGCAACCGTCATTGACCGTACAGGCTCAAACTATACCGTCACTATGCAAGGCGGCGGCAATACGATTGTGCAATCTGATGCCGCCTACGCGCTGCAATCAAAAGTATTTATCAGAAATGGTGAGATTGTCGGCCAAGCGCCTGATTTACCATACACGGAGATTGACGTATGATAGACAAAACAGATAATACAATCCGCGTCGCTGATACCGATATTACTATCAAGCGCGTCAAGGTAAAAAACCTGAACGAGGTGACACGCGCCTTTACGCCTTTTGTCGCTGAGTTTGAGCGTATCGTAAAAGCAAATAAAGGCCTGCCTGAGAGTGAGCTGCTAGCACTCATTGGCAGCTACACAGACGAGACGGTCGTACTAGCCTCGGTACTAACAGACCAGCCGCCGAGCTTTTACCGAGAGCTTGAGCCGCTAGAAATGCTCACTGTCATGCAGGAGGTCGTCGCCCACAGTGGCGATTTTTTTATGCGTCAGATTTTCACGCCCCTAAAGCAACTGGGAGCGCAACTGGCATTACTTGGTACGACAGCTTACTACCATTCTACCGCCTTGGACTCAGAGAGCACGATGTCTTAGATATGGCGTTTGGCGAGTGGTGGGGGTTGTCTAAGGCGCTGGCCAAAGACAAGCGGCAACAGCTCAAAGATATGGCTATCGCAATGCGAGTGGCGCAAGCGGATGCTAAAGGCTGGAAAGAGTTTATGAAAGACTAGCGTAACATTGCTCAATCAACTAAAATTGAGTAAATACTATTTTGGGTGATTAGGTATGAAAAAACTGTTAGCGGTAGGCTTGGCCTTGGCGCTGGGCGGTTGTGGCGGCGGTTATGACAGTTTACCGCCACAGGTAAGCGACGGCAATGGTGGTACGATCGGCGCGGGCGGCACCTTTCCTACGGACAAAGGCGACTGGAAGTATCGTAGCGTTAGTAATGAGGATGGTGTTTTTTCATTATCTGCCAGTATTTATGCTACTAATACCTATACTGTGCCAAAATATCCAAATCTTAAGCAGCGCTCATGGCTTGAGTTAGAAAAGAGGAAGTCATTTGATGGTAGTATCTCAAAAAGATTTCTGATTTTTGCACCTGAAGAAGTTAAGTGTACGCCAGGTTGCAATATAAAAATTAAGTTTAATAGCAACACAACAACTTATAGCTTTTTGCAGAGTAGCGAAGGCGTGTTAACTCCGTCAAGCGATGAGGTGGCATCTGAGCTGTTTGACAAAACTACGCAATCTAATAGAGCTACTATTTATCTACCTATTGTGGGTTTAAGTAAAGAGTTTGGGTCTGAGTTTAATCTTAGAGGTTATGATGCGACTAAAATGAAATTTATAAGCGAGTAATGATGTGGATATTAAAAAGATAGTCGTTGCTGCGGCTTTGGTATTATTGGCGATTATTGGCTACAACTACTATAGTAGCGCACAGTCAGAAAAAGCTCGCGCTGCACGTATGGCCGAAACCGAGGCTATGCGCGCTAGCATTGCTCAGGCGGAAATTGAGAAGGCGAATAAAGCAAAGGCTGAGCAAAGTCGTGTCGAGTTAGAAGCAATGCCAGAGAAAGCTCAGAAAATAATAGCTGATAAAGAAGCTGAGCTTCAGTTAGATACCCAATACACAAGCATTGATATAGAAAAAGAGGATAGAGCCAAACTTGATGAAATAATGCGCCGCTGGAGCGACGCTAGTATTGTCGCTGGTAGCACTGCTAGAATTGCGCTATCTTCCGCCGTTAAAGACTTGCAATCGATAAGGCGGGAAGCTGAAAAGCTAACAGTAACGCCTTGTCTAACTAGGGCACAAGCCAATATGCTAGTAGGTATGGACGCAGAGATACTTGGTTATATTAAATTTATGAGCGATGCAAAAGCTGACATCACAAAAGATATGATTGATAAATACGAAGCACACGCTAAGTATTTTGAGATCATCAAGAAATGCACTGATTAACAATACATAGCTAAACAAACAACCCAACAAGCTCACTTTGATTAGTGGGCTTTTTTTTATGCCCACAATTTGAGGTGCGCCACATGGCAGGAGATTTAGATTTTAGCGTACAGCTACGCGTGCTCAATGAGCAATTTAATAACGGCATCAACCAAGCGCGTGACAGATTTACGCAATACGCGCAGTCGGTGCAGCGCAATGTGCAGCAGATGAATACTGATACCGAGCGAGCTACTACGATGCTTGCTGAGCTTGGCAACGTAAGCTCAGACAGATTGACGGCTGAGATACGCGCAACGGCTGACCAGTTAAGACAAATGGGCGCGGGTGCTAACCTGTCAGGTGAGCAAGTCGCAGCAGCGATGGAAGCGTCTGCATTGCAGGTCACGCGATTAGGTCGTCAATTAGAGGTTGCGCGGTCAGAGGCGCTACGATTGAGCCAAACCAACGCAAGCCCCGCTGATATTGAAGCGGCTGCGGCCAATATCGATAGACTAGAGCAAGAGTTAAATCAGGCGCGTAGTGCCAGCGTTAGTCTTGCCAATGAGCTGTCAGGCGCGATGAATAGAGCGTCTAATACAGCAGATGGGGCGCGTAACTCAATTTATCGCATGGCTAATGTGCGGGTGCCTGAAACCATACGCGGTGAGATTAACCAGCTCAACCGAGCATTGACTGATTTTACTAACAACAGTGGTCGTCCTGCTGCTGAGATTGAGCGCGTTACACGGGCAACACAAGAGCAGATCAGACGACTTGAGGCTGAGCTAAACGGTCTTGATGATACGCAAAACAGGGTTAGTCAAGGCTCACAGCGCTTCACTGGCGGTATTAACGGTGTTCGTAGCGCCATGGGTAGCTTGCAAGGCATGCTTGCCGCTGCTGGTCTTGGTATCGGCATTGCTGAGATTATTGATACATCGGACGCATTTAAAACGCTTGAGGCGCGTATTAAGCTCGCTACGGGCGAGGGTGCGGCGTTTATTACTGGTTTTGATGGCGTCAAGCAGATTGCTAACGAGACATTTAGTAGCGTAGAAAACACGGGCGAATTATTTGCACGTATCACGCAGTCTGCCGAGGCGCTGGGGCTTGCTCAATCCGAGGTGCTAGGTGTTACAAAAACCATTAACGAGGCAATCAAGCTATCAGGTGGTAGTGCTGACGCTGCTGATGCTGCAATCACGCAGCTCATACAAGGCTTACAATCAGGTGTAGTACGCGGCGAGGAATTTAATAGCATCATGGAGCAAGCACCGCGCTTGGCTCAAGCAATGGCAGATGGTTTGGGCGTAACTCGTGGTGAGCTGCGAGCATTAGCACAAGATGGTCAATTAACGTCAGAAGTGGTTATTAATGCGATACAGTCGCAAGGCGAAGCTATCGGCAAGGAGTTTGGCACGCTACCGAACACGGTTGGCAACGCGCTTCAGGAAGCCAAAAACAAGATATTTTTATTTATCGGTGAGATGGATAAGTCTGTCAATCAGTCGTCAAAACTGGCTGAGGCTATCGACATGATAGGCGATAGTTTAGAAAATCTTGATCCGGCAACCGTCGATGCTGTCAATCAAGTATTTAACCAGCTCATGACCACGCTCGGCATACTGTGGGAGCGCATTGTCAATACTTATACAGGCATAAACGACTGGATAGGTGTGCTTACCAATACAACAGGCGAAGCGACCGAGCAAGTCGGTATCATCACGCGCACATTGCAGGGCGTGAGCATCGTGCTAGGCGCTATTAATGACGGATTTAAAACAATCGCTATCGCGGGCGATTTGGTGCAAAGCGTGACCGCAACTTGGCTTGCAATGATGATGCGCGGGCTGTCTAAACTCACGTTTGGCGAGCTGGCACAATCACTGACCGATTTTGCAGACCGTTTGGATAATCAAGCGACAAAAGCGTTTGATAACGCCACCAATGCCGCAATGAGCTTTGAGTCATCAGCAAAAGCTGCGCTAGATGATGCAGCAATGACAGCGCAAGACAGGCTGGGCGCAGCAGCAAAAGCCGCCACCGATGCTTACGACTCGATGAAAAACGATGCTAATGCGTCCGCAGAGGCGCAAGAGGGTGCGTTTGCTGAAATGGCAACGGCTCAAATAGCGGCGTATGGCGAGCAAGCGCTAGCGGCGCTACAAGTCGAAGCAGCAGAGCGCGGTCTTAAAGTCGCTATTGATGAGACTGGCAAAGCGATCATTGAGAAAATGAGCAGCGAGGAGCAGGCATCGACAGCCGCCGAGCAAAACGCTAAAGCGCTTGACGCAACATATCGAGAACTGGCCAACTCATTAAGCGTGGGCATCACACAAGGCTATGCCGATGCTAAGGCGTCCGTGCTGGAGCTATCAGATAGCTTTGATGTGCTCACTGACTCAGGTTATCAGACAGGCGATGTGCTAAAGGCCGCGCTTACCAAGATGACCGAGCAAGCCAAAAACACCACAGAGCTAAACGACATCATCGTTATGTGGGAGGATTTAGGCGAGCAAGGACAGCTAACAGGTGAGGACTTGGCGGCTGGTCTTGACCTTGCTAACGAGCGACTAGATGCCTTAACTGACGGCGTAAACTCGGTCAATGAGGCTTACAAGGTTTTAGGACTGACGACACGCGCAGAGGCAGCAAAACAAGCTGAGGCTTACACGCAGGCTTACGGCATCATTGTTAAAGACGGTGAGGCAACAGCAGGTCAGCTAATCGACGGTTTTAAAAAATACGCTAAAGCAGCAGTAGCAGCCAATGGTGATGTAGTAACAGCACAGCTAAAAACAGAGGCAGCGCAGCGCGGCTTAACTATCGCAGTCGATGAGACAGGGCGCGTGACGTTTAATAGTATGGAAAAGGCATCTGGAGCGATACGCACCGTTAGACCTGCTGCGGACGATGCAGCGGCAGGAGTACGCAACTTAGGCGATACGGCTGATGACGCAGGTAAGCGCATGGTCAAGTCTGCAAGGGACGCAACAAAAGAGTTTAAAAAACTCAGGAAAACGGTTGACGATCAAGGTCGGGCGCTAAACACCAAGGGCGATGTAATAAGGGCGGTTAGTTACACTGAGGAAAATGCGTTTGAATCATTGCTACAGCGCCTTGGGTTAAGTGAGTCGTCATTAACTAACAGCGACCGTAACAGATTGCGGTCGCAAGCCAGTAGAATGGCCAATGCTGATGGACACCTAAGAGACCCTTATAAATACGGCCTAACTAATGCGATGCAAGCTAATCAGATGGCTGATGAGTTTGTGGAAGGCTGGGAACGCCGCATGAAGAAGGAGGAATGGCGTAAAGACATAGCTAGTCGTCGAGATGATACCTCAAGCAGTGATAGTGATTACAGTGATAATCAGAACAACAGTAACCGCCCTAGCGCTAGCGACATCAGAGAGGAAGAAAAAAGACGCGCTGAAATGTATTACAAATACAGGCAAGCTGAGCTTGAACGAGAGAAAGCAAATGGCTTGTCCGGCCAAGCATTGGAAGAACAGCAGCTTTTAGTGCAGAGAGCGGCTGATGCACTAAGGAACGCGGGTGGTTACGTGCCACAAGCGCAGCTACCACAATCGGCGCTTGACGCTGTGGCCAATCTTAGCAAGGCGCCAAACTTTGATGCGAGTAAGGGTGGTGGTCCAGTCAAGACTATCAAGCTTGACCTTTCATTCAATGGCAAAGAGGTATCAACAGAGATGCCCGAAAATCAAGAGAGCGCTTTAATGGCGCTACTGCAACAACTGCAAGACAGCAAAGCGATTGCAGGTTACTAGCCGTCCATTTGGGCGGTTTTTTATTATCTAAAATTTGAGGGGAGACAATGCCAAAAATCAACATATCGCGGCTATGGTGGGCGTGTCTCATTGCCATGGTCGCATCATACCCACTATCGGTACACGCAGCAATCGTAATGCAGGGGCGCAATTTTAGCGCCCCTTTTTTGTTTTCGTGGCTCGGCGTGTGGGTGTTTAGCTTAGCGGGCGGTATCTGTGCGTCGTTTGTCCGCATTGAGGACATAGACAATAAATTCTATGCGCCGATGTTTGCCAAAATCGTGCTAGGGCTATTTAGCGGTGTGGCTCTATGCTCGCTAATTGCTAGCGGCTCCGAGCCGCCTAAAGGTGCTTTGACGTTTTGGGCGTTTTGCGCGTCGCTATTTAGTGCGCCCATCGGTGCTGGCGCATTGGTCTATCTGAGCAATCAGGATAGGCTAAACGGCTGGTTTAATCGCGTGAGTCGTCACACGATAGACAATAGGTTCCCCATTGACAAGGACTACAAGCGGAGGTCACAAGATGATACCGATTTACGTTGATTTTATCGTTAGTTTTGCGGCCACGGTTGCAGGATTAATGGTATTAGTAAGCAAGATGGATGTTTTAAACCGAAAGGCATACACACCAATTTTAGAAAGCATGATTATCTTTATCGGCTCGCTGGGCTGGTCGGTGTTTGCCCTGCTATCGTTTGCAGCGGTTACGCGATACCCGCCGTGGCTGGCTGACGATGATGTATGGACTGGCTCATGGGGCTACACGACAGCGCGTGTGCTGTGGTCGGTCGCATGGGTGCTACTACTACTACTGATGACGAGATACACAGCATATATGCAGCACCGCAAACAATATAAAGACTAATCCGCCCCTTAATTGGGGTTTTTTTTGGAGCTGAATAAATGCAGGAATCTACAATCAAAAACTTACAAGCCACGATGAAGCATAACGGTTTTTATGACGGCTTGGTAGATGGCAACTGGGGCAATCAGTCACACGCGGGATTTTACGCCATGGCTGAGGCAGCGGCACACTGTAAAGCGCATAGCGAGGACGATGCGGTAAACGATGAGGATAAGCCAGTGGAGCCGACAGGTAAGTATAAGCTATCAGCAAAATCACTGGCGCGGCTTGACGGCTTGCATCCTGATTTGGTCAAAGTCGTTAAGCGAGCGATTGAGATCACGCCGATTGATTTTAGCGTAGGCGAGGGCTTGCGCCCAATCACACGACAAAAAGAGCTTTATCGCAAAGGTGCTACTAAGACGATGAATAGCCGCCACTTAACCGGCCACGCTGTCGATTTGTTTGCGCTCGATGAAAACGGCAAAGTGACATGGGATTGGAATTATTACTGGCCGATTGTCGAAGCTATGGAAAAAGCAGCTAAGGAGCTAGGTGTTTCTGTCGAGGCCGGCGCTAGATGGAAAACATTTAAAGATGGGCCGCATTACCAGTTGCCGTGGTCAAAATATCCGAAATAGCTACACTTAGCTAGGTTTAGCTACATCGAGGTGTAATAATGTCTAAAATCTACCCATAAATGTCTAATATGGGTAAAAAATGTCTAAATTTACACCTCAATGTCTAAAATCTAACTACCGAGCATTAATCGGTATCTGTTTTTAAAGTATCTAAATAATCTGCCCAGTGCTGCATCATGTCACGGCGTTCGTCTAAAAAAACCGTTCTATTATAGGCACGCCCGTGCATATCCCTAACATTATGTCCCAGTTGCATCTCTACTAAGTTCTCAGGGTATTTTAGTTTCTCCACAATCAGTGTCCGAGCTGTGGCCCTAAAACCGTGGACTGTTTGCTTGGTCCCATCATAACCAAGGCGCTTCAATGCTTGGTTCATTGTGTTTTCGCTCATTGGTTGGACCGTGGTATGGACAGCAGGAAATAAGTATTTACTGCGAGCGTGTAGTGATAGCTCACGGATCAGCTCAATAGCCTGTGTTGGCAGTGGTACTATTAATGATAGTCCGGTCCGTCTTTGCGTCTTACGAGGCGTAAAGGTCCAAGTACCCGCGTCGAGGTCGAAGTCATCCCATATCGCATAACGCAGTTCGCCACTACGCACAAAAAGCATCGGCATCAGTTTAATTGCTGTGCAGACTTCAAAGCTACCATCATAAGTATCAATAGCACATAACAGTCGCCCTAGTTCCTTTGGGTTCGTAATAGCAGGATGGTGTTTTGTTGTCGGGGCCTGTAATGCGCCTATCAGGTCTTGAGTTACGTCACGCTCACACCTAGCAGTTTGGACTCCATACCTAAATACTTGGCCTGCGATGGTCCGCATTTTAATAGCTGTCTCATAATAACCTTGCGCCTCTGCGGTCCTACACGCCTTCAATACGTCAATCGGTTTAATGTCAGTTATCGGCATATCGCCAATGTGCTTATTTAGCCGTTTAAGCTGTCTATTATTATTAGTAATAGTAGCGGCGCTGACATTACGCTTACGGCTCATATAGTCCGCTGCTACCGCTGCAAACGTGTTGTTAGATAATAGCTCTTGCTCACGTTCGGCATCAATCTTTTGCTGCTGTGGATCAATACCGTCAGCTAACATAGTCCGTATCTGTTTGCGCTGCTCACGCGCCTGGGCTAGTGACACGTCAGGATAAAGGCCCAATGTAATAGTAGCTCGCTTTTTACTAATCGGGCGCACGTAATCCATTCGCCATGACTTAGCACCGAGTTTGCTAACATATAAATAAAGACGCCCACCATCTGCCAGTTTGTAAGGCTTATCTTTCGGCTTGGCTTGTTTGACCTGTGAATCAGTCAATGGTTTTATTATTTTTGCCATTTTGACGGTATCCTATTTGGCGGTATCGATGATTACCGTCTATAATACCGTTATTTTTACCGTGTACAAGTAGCAGATACTGCTGTTAATCGGTGACTATCGGGTATTAAATAATAAAAAACCCTTGCAGCTCGTGGCTTACAAGGGTTTATCGTGTAATGTCGTTATATTTGTTGGCGCGCCCACCAAGACTCGAACTCGGATCGGTCGCTTAGGAGGCAACTGCTCTATCCTGTTGAGCTATAGGCGCGTTGTGGAGAGACATTGTAGAAAAAAGCCGCGCCAAAAGCAATGAGCAATCTACAAATAGACAGATTATCTTTATTTGCCATTACTGAGCGCGTCGGCGACGTCTACGGGGTTTTCACCTGAGGCTTGTTTGGCGCGTGACGTTGGATTAAATAAATCATCTACGCTGTTTTTATAGCCATCGATATTATCATAATCGTATTTTTTTAATATATCCTGTCCTGCGCTCGATAGTAAAAAGTTACGAAAGCTGATGGCAACGCTATTATCGGACAAAATCACCCCGTCTAAGCTTTCTTCATCTGTTAATGCATAGCTA